TGACATTGCTTAACACGGCCAAAAGGAAGGCCCCGTAGCGCTTGGAGCGTTACGGGGCCGTACCATTGGGATGTCGAACGAGTTACCAGCTCTTCGACGCGACCACCTACAGCACTAGGCGATGACCCGATCCTATCGGAGGGCTATGAAAACGCGCATGGCACGTGTTCAGGGGCAAGCGCGGTTTGAGGCAAGGGAGAGGGGGGAGAGGAATGAGTTCACGGCATCGCAGCGAGCTGAGTACGGCAGGGCGATGCGTGACTTGAGAGCGAGCTATGGGATGACGGATGGGTTGAAGCTGAGCCAGGGGGAGTTCCATGCGTATTTGGAGCGTCGTAGGGCAGAGGACGCCAGGGCGAGGGGTTGGGGTTAGGCTGACTTCAGCGCACAACACGAGCAGCAACCAAACCAGCTGTGAGGCCTGACGGGTTGTGCGACAGGAGATCCAGCCCTCTGGTGGCCACCGGGTGCAGATGGGTCTCTGCGTCTTGCTAAGCTCCCTTTGTCATCAGTCGTGGTAGACACCCTGCTCTTGCCAGCGGGGGGTGACGGGGAAGGGGTCATGTCCTAGGCATGGCCCCTTTCTGCTGGGAAGATGGAGGGACGTTGTCAGTTCCTTGTCGTGTACATCTGCAACTACACCGCCCTTGCCCTGCACCTGGAGGGCACACCAGACCCGTCTCTGAGCGTCTTGCAGGCGGCTGTGACGAAGACTGGGTACAAGGGTTATGTGTGCCCTGAGTACGTGGCTCCAGCGCCTCCAGCGCCTCCAGCGCCTCCAGCGCCTCCAGCGCCTCCTGCGGGCACTGGGACGGGTACAGGCACTGGTGGTGGTACGACCCATCCCTGATGGAGCTGGAGGTGTTGTCTGACGGGTGTGTGAGGGTCTGTCTGGAGGAAGGGCAGACCCGTGTCTGTTGCACGGTCAGTTCAATGCACCTGGTTGAGGACAAGCGGGAGCAGTTGGAAAGGGCAGTACGAGGCAGAGTGATTGGCGACGACGCTTTGCTCTGATCTGGTATGCGGCAGCTATGGGAACCACTACCTGAACCGCTGGATCAGTTCCCGTACTTCCTGGCGTACTGCTTGCGGGAGCTACAGCTGGCGGAGTATCCGACGAAGCAACAGGTGGCGGTGGCGGACTGGATGGGCAATGGCCCGACCAGGCAGCTGACGGTGGCATTCCGTGGGTTGGGTAAGTCATTGCTGGCCTCCTTGTATGCGTTGTGGAGACTGCGGACGGACCCCCAGGAAAAGATCTTGGTGGTCTCGGCTACCTCGGTGAAGGCAACAGACTTCTCGTCATTTGCGTTGAAGTGTATCGGTGAGATTGACATTCTCCAAATCCTGACCCCTGGTCTGTCGAACCGATTCAGCAGTACGGCATTCGATGTGGGTCCTGCTGTGGTGGAGCAGAGCCCTTCGATGCGAGCGATGGGTGTGATGGGATCAACGACAGGTCAGCGTTGTAGCTGCGCGATCCTCGACGACATCGAGACGATCCAGAACGTCATCACGCAGCTCAAGCAGGAGCGTGTCGCTCATGCGGTGACGGAGATCGAGTCGATCATCAAGCCGGATGAGGGCCAGCTGCTGCCACGGAAGGTGATGTACCTGGGCACACCCCATACGGAGGCCAGCATTTACCTGCGGTTGGTCAGGGAGCGTGGGTACAAGGCGAGGTACTTCCCAGCGCTGTATCCGGATGAGATCGAGTGCTACGACGGCAACCTGGATCCAAGGATGCTGGCTGAGCTGACGGCTGATCCGTCATTGGTGGGTGAACCGACAGATCCTGAGCGGTTCAGCCATGAGGACATCCTGCAACGACAGGCCTCGACGACCAGGGCGAGCTTCCTGCTGCAGTTCCAGCTGAACACGCGTCTGGCAACGCTGGATAAGTACCCGATCCGGTTGGGTGACTTGATCGTGATGGACATTGATGGCACGGCTCTGCCAGAGACGGTGGTGTGGTCAAACCAACCGGACTGTCGTGTCCCGGATCTGGTGTGCGTTGGGATGGGTGGGGACTGTCATTACCACCGTCCGATTTTCCAGAGCGGCTGGGTGAGTCGTAGCGAGACCTGGCGTTGTGTCTTGGCGATTGACCCAGCTGGCAGGGGGGCAGATGAACTGGCGTGGGCTGTGGTGGCTGAGCTGAACGGCAACCTGTTCCTGCTGGAATCCGGTGGCAGCACCTTGGGGTATGCCGATGAGGTGTTGCAGCACCTGGCCAAGGTGGCCAAGCAGTGGGAAGTGAACTACGTGGTGGCTGAGGCGAACATGGGCGATGGCATGTTCAGCCAGCTGCTGAAGCCCCACCTGATGCGGGAACATCCCGTGACCATCGAGGAGGTGAAGCACAACATCCGGAAGGAGACCCGGCTGTGCGACACGCTTGGACCGTTGATTCAGCAGCACCGTCTGGTCGTGACCAGCCGTGTGGTGCGCAATGACTACCGAATGACCGATGAGGACCCGGAGAACGGCTACAGCCGGTCCTTGTTCTTCCAGGCCAGTCGTCTGACACCCGAGAAGGGTTGTCTGAGTCATGACGACCGTCTGGATGCCGCGGCCATTGCCTGCGCATTCTTCGTGGAAGCCGCGGCCCAGGACCAGGAGCGTGCCAAGGCAGCACGTGAGGAGGAGCTGCAGCGTGAGGCCTATGAAGCGTGGATGGATGAGACGGGTGCTGGTGTGGATGCCCTGGCCCTGGGATGGCGTCCGAGGGCAACAGGGCGTGCGTATGGCGGGGTTACGAGGCCGCGGGTGGGCGCTTGAGTTCCACGACTTTGTCAGCCATGCCGCTGAAGTCGAGCTTCCCTGCCAGCTGACGCAGGGTTGAGCCTTCCGCTGCTGCAGCAGTGACGTTGTTCTGTTTCAGCAGGGCCATGGCTTCCTGCCTGGCTTTGCGGTCGCCATTGCGGAGGTCTTCCAGCACTTGCTGGATGACTTCCTCGTGCATGTCAGCAAGCATCCCTTGGAGGTCTGCCATGTGTACGGGGTTGGATGGGCTGTCTTCAGTATGGGAGTGGTCGGTACGCTGGGACCATTACACCCCCGTTGTATGGGCTGGTTTCCGACCATCGATGAACGCCTTGTGGCCGCTTTGGCTACGGAGTTCCCCGACCAGGCGCCGGATTTGTCCTGGAATGAGCGGGAGATCTGGTACAAGGCGGGTCAGGTGTCGGTCATCCGTTGGCTGGCAGCCAAGTTGGAAGACCAGCAGCAGAACGGGACCGCGATTGATCTGGAGGGCTTCTGATGGCAATGGCAGCCAAGATCACGGATCCGCTGGAGAAGACGCCGAAGTTTCAGCGTGCTAGCGCCCGTGTCAGGCGGATTCAGGACAACCGCAAGCAGTACACGCCTGAGGAGTACCAGCGAAGGCTGAGCAAGGCCAAGCAAGACAAGAAGTCGATCAAGAACAAGTTCGGTGATCGCCGGGCAAACATCGCTGAGTTCGACACCCAGTGGATGCTGGACAAGGTCAAGGAGATCTTGTCACCAGACAACAAGACCAACCAGATGTGGGAACTCCTGCATCAATCGAACAGCGGCGTGAAGGACATGCTGTCTGGCGTGAACCAGGCAGCTGAGTTCATGGCCAACAACCAGCAGATGCTGCAGCAGGACGCGATGCGGATGTCGATGCTGCTGGGGGCACCGCTGCCCGAGAAGGCAGCGGATCATGTGGAAGTTGGTGACATGCGTTTTGAGATCAGCCGTGAGGATCGCGGCAGGCGATCCCTACGCATTGAGCGTCTACCCAATTCACTTGCGATCTAGTCATGGCAAAGAAAGGAGGATCTAGCTCCAGCCTTGGTTCAGCGGTCAAGGCCGCTGGCTCCAATGTCTCCAAGAACGAAGCGCTGAAGATTGCTGAAAGCACCGGCAAGACCGTCGCCCAGGTGATGGCCAAAGCGGTGGACAAGGGTGCCACGTTGGGGGCCAGCCTGGTCAACCAGTTCAACAAGGGCAACTTGGGCCCCAATGCCCAGAGCCT